AAACAAAGATTTTTTCCTGTCACTACTAGTTTTTGTTCCTAGCGGACAAACTTTTTCTATTTACGATAGTTTTATTAGCACACCTTATAATTCTTATCATTTTAATATATTTTTTGCGGCCAATGCAGATGTAAACAATCCTTTACTAGGTATAAATCTAAACACTGGTAACAATTTAGATGTTAGCGTTCACTCTTCTGAGCCATGCCCTCTAGATACTTGGTTCTACATAGCCGCTCAAAGATCAGGTGACAATTTATATTTATTCAAAGATGGCGTTTTAATTCAGACAGTAGATGTTACAGGATTAACCTTTGATGTATCTTCTTCTACATATTTTGGCGCTCATATTTGGCAGAACGGATACCTAAAATATTACGCAGAAGAATTTAGGTTTTTTGCAAAAGATATTGTAGAAACGCCCGCCTCTGGTTATGACATTAATACTATTTTTTATTCTTCTTCTGTTAAAGGGGAAGAAGTATTTTTGTTTAACGGAGATATTGATAACTCAGGAGACTTTATTTCTGAAACGTCGTTGACGGCATCTGGAACCCCAGTCTACGCCTCGGGCATTAATGGGTCGAACGGGCTAGATATGACAGCCGCCAACTACTATGTCTACTCGCCCTCACCCACATCTTTACCTAGCCCCAATTCAGACTTTTTCATTTCTGTATGGGCTAATGTTACCGCCGTAGGAAATAGCTCGTTGATTTTTGGTACGGGTTTTAACGGCTCAGACTTACTTAACGTAATGGCGGCAACGCCAAATACAAGTACAAAATCATTAGGGCTTGCTATCGCTACGTCAGGGCAATGGGATGTAACAGTTGCTTCAACAGATTTTGACCTTAATGTTTGGGAGCATTTTGCCTTACAACGTAAAGGTAATACTGTTACGTTGTTTTTAAATGGGCAAACCGTAGCCACTAAAGATGTGGGAGACCGTGTTTTTCCAGAGACTTGGTATTTAGGTTACTACCCAACAACGGGTGGTTATACCTCTGGCGTATACGATGAATGGCGATTCTTTTCTGACAACATTGTTTCTACGTCAACATTTGATCCGGTCAACTTATTTGATGAAGTAGCTTCTGCTCCGTTGGAGGTTGGGACTGGTTTTCAATATCAGTATTTAAAATCTTTTTCTGTTTTTAACAGATCTCCAAACAGTACCGCTACAACTGGTTTTATTTTTGGCCCTTATACAGAAGAGTTTATGGCTCCAACTAGTTGGGGAGTCAGCTATGTAGATCCTGAAATGTCAGGATCTACATATGCACCTGTTCCTGTTTCCACCCCAGATGTTTGGGATACTAAAAAGCCTTACATTGTTGGGCAGCGTAGCTGGTTGGATGTGGGGTATGGTAGTTATTCTTTCGCTGGCTCAAAGTCCAACATAAAATCCAACCCAACTAAAGGGCAAATAACAGGAACTGTTGTTGATGAATTCAACACTCCTGTCTCAAGATTAGTTCGGTGTTATGATCGATTTAGTGGTAATATTGTTAGAGAGCAATGGTCTGATTCAAACGGTAATTACGCTTTATACGAGCTACATTACACCCGCTTGTATACGATAACTGCTCACGACTATACGGGAACGTATAATGCTGTTGTAAAAGACAATGTAAGCCCGACTGAAATGTAAGAGCAGACGTAATGGCCGCTATAATTCTTAGTAATGAACTAAAGACCTTACGGGGACAAGCTATAGCCGACTTGGCTGATGCTGGAGGTTCTGCGGCTACTCTTAGCATTTATGACGGTACTCAGCCAGCTAACCCAGATACAGCGATAACTGATCAGGTTTTACTGGCAGCTGTGCCATGCCCCTTCCCGTTTGGTTCTGCGTCAAACTCAGTGATGACCGCCAACTCTTTTGCCCAGTATATGACTGTTGAGGGCGAGGGAACGGCTACTTGGGCAAGGCTGGTTAATAGCAGTGGTTCCGTTATCGGTGACTTTACCGTTGGTCTCACTGGCAGTGGGGCAAACATCGAAATCCAATCCGTAACTTTCTACACTGGCGTAATCGTAATTGTAAACAGCTTCACCATTAACGAGGTGTAGCGTGTCAGATTTAGCCTTCTCGGGGAGCGGGTACGAACCTCCGGTAGGCGTAGTCGCATTATCTTTTGGCGATCAGGGCGGCACTACCGGCCCGTATGTGCCACCAGTTGGCCTTGTCGATTTACAGTTTGAAGAAGCCCTTGAGCCCACCTTCGGAACGGCAAACTTAAAGTTTGGCGAATCTGGTGGAGTAGTAACAGGAGACGAGCGTTTCCTTGTTGTCAACGGTGTAATACCGCGGCCTCAGTCATCAATATCCGCTGATTTTGCTAGACAGCTAGTAGTAAATGCAGATACGATCTCTCCAGTATCTAATTTTTCTGTCTCTGTTGGTGTAGGTTTAACGATAACTGCCTCAGCGCCCGCGCCTGAGGCATTCTCAGATGTAACGTACAATATCAACGTAGACCGCGATCCGAAATCAATGATTCGCATGCCTACGTTCAGTCAGGCGGCATCTGATAAGTACATAAATCGCGTTGAAAACAGTTGGAAAGACTCAACCAGACTCCGCCCATTACCGGGGAGTAGTTGGCAGACCGCGCAAAACCTTACAGATGATATTCGACAAGGTTTCAGGGATAGTCAGCGTGTTAAAAACATTAACAACAGCAAGTATGAATTTGCTGAAAAACTTCAGCAAAGCAATCAAACTAATTATGAATACGCGGCTCGTTTAAAAACTTCTGACACATCAAAGTATGAGTTTGCAAAAGGTCTTCAGAGTGGTAGTAACGCAAACTTTGAGTATGCCACTAGGACTAATGCGACAAAGGAATACAAAAACGGGATCGCTGGTTTTGTGCCCTACACGCACAGGGACTCTTTCACTCAAGCCGAGCCGTTTAATAAGATATATGTTCCGCCATACGAAGAGGCGACTTTACCGCTATGGGGCACAGGGGTCGTTATCCCTCCAGTTGAGCCCCCGGAGCCTCCAAACCCTATCTACAACCCAGATTTAGTATTCTGCATTGACCCGTCAGTAATAAATCTAAACCCACTGGTATTTGGCAGGGACTATTGCGCGTACCAGCCGCCGCTACTGATCCCTGTAAGGAGGATATACACCGTGGCCAACTCAGCACAAATCGTCCGAGTATCGGACGGCAGGGATATCCCTGCGACCTCAGTCACGCTGTCCTGTGACATGGATAACTTTGCGTGGGAAATGAGCGCAAGCATTATTGGTAGAGACGCTGCGGCTCTCGTAGAGGGCACAGACGCAGAGCCGGTAGAGGTTGACGTAGTCATCAACGGAAATACGTGGCGCGTTCTGGTGGACAGCTGGAGCCTCAGAGAGGCGGCTGTAAGCACTAGTGGTTCAATCAGCGGGCGGAGCCGAAGCGCCTATCTGGCAGCACCGTATTACGAGAAGCGCGACTACGTCGAGTCTCAACAGAGACTTATGGCTCAGCTTGCGGCGCAAGAGCTCCCGTTTGGTTGGAATATGAATTGGTCTGCAGTGGATTGGCTTGTGCCCGCAGAGGCGTGGCAGTATCAAAAGCTTGCGCCTATGAATGCGATCGCCCAGCTGGCCAGCGCGGCCGCGGCTTTTGTTTACACTGATCCTTTGGCGCAGGAAATTTATGTTAAGCCGCGTTACCCTGTGTCGCCGTGGGATTGGGCAACAGAGACCCCGCTGATCCAATTGCCTAAAGATGTGATGTTCCAGCGCAGTAGTCAAAAGACGCCCGGTACAGGCGTTAATGCAGCGTGGGTACAAGGTAATGTTGGGGGCGTGTTAGCTAAGGTTAAGCGTACAGGTTCCGCAGGTAACGTCTTAGCGCCCACAGTGGTCAACGATCTGGTATCTGACACGATCTCTGCTCGCGCTTTGGGTATTGAGGCTATCGCCAACACTGCGCGCCAGAGCATCGAGCAGTATGAAATGCCATTAGCTAACAGCTTTGGAGGGCTCAGAACGCCCGGTGAGCTAATCGCAATAGGCTCTGGGGACTCGCCCTTTGTTGGTGAGTTTAACGGCCTGATAAAGGCGGTGAGCGTCTCTGCGAACGCTGAGCGGGCTAGTAATGGCGGAGCCGCACTAAAAGTGCGGCAAGCCTTCTCATTACAACGATATTTCGGGGAGCCCATTCCATGAGCAATTCAGCAACAGGTAACGTATTTAAAAAGCTAAA